TTCTTGTGCAGCTTCGTAAGCTGCTCATTGGTGAACAGGTCCCAGAAGCGGTCCGAGAGGTCGGCCGTGCCGGCCTGCTGGCCGTCCTTCTCCCATGACTCCTGCATGTCGATTTCCAGCAGGGCGAAGACCGCCTCCACGTCGCGGTTGGGGACCAGCTCGCTGGGACCGGAATCGCCCCAGAAGAGCACGCTGAGCACCTCGCCGGAGATCCGCTCCAGGTCAATCAGCGGAACATCGAGGAACTTCTCCACCGTGGTCTGGTCCTTCTTGCGGCCCGCGAGCGATGCCAACGCATCGGCCAGGGCCCGGCCGCACGCGCCGTTTCCGTCCCAATGGGCCAGGGCCGCCACGGCGATCTTCAACAGGTTTTCCTCGGAAGTATTATCGAGGTCCTCGGAAATCAGGAACCGCTGCCAGTCGCACCGCCAGGCGTAGAGGTCGCGGGCGAAAGTGTCGAGAGTTGAGGGTGCAGAGTTGAGAGTTGAAGGCTGGGGATCGGCCGCCTGGCCGAAAGGCTTCCAGCCCATCTTGGCAGCGTAGGCGTCGCGGTCGGAGATCGCATCTTCAACACTTTCCCGCATGGGCAGCGATTGCGACTTCACGCGCTCCAGGCTCCCGGTCGGCTTGCGACGGAAACTTCCCCAGCTACCATCAATCCCATCCGCGATGAACACCAGACGGCCGGCGTCGTCTATGTACTCCGTGCCAGGATGATCCTCTTCCTCCTGATCATCCATGCCGGCGGCCTCGTCCTCTTCGTCGAGGCCGCCGGCTTCTTGAACAAGATCCTCCGTGTCCGAGACATCTTCGTCGGCTCCTAAATCCTCCTCATCCTGATCGTCCGTGACGTCCTCGACCTCCGTGTACTCCGTGCCTCCGTGGTCATCTTCCTTTCGCCCATCTTCCTTTCCGGCCATCCGCTTGGTGACCCGCTCGACAATGACCTCAATCCGCTTCTCCCAGGCCGCCACGCTGGGCAATTCGTCGCGGACGATGGCCGCGGCCAGGTCGTTCATCAGAGCTTCGAGCACGTCCCGTGCGTCGTGGTAGGGCAGCACGGCGCGGGCGTGACGCTCGCTGATTTCCCGGGAAATGACCTTGTTCTGCCACCAGTAGGGCAGGTCCAACAGCCGGATGCGGTTCGACACGTGCCCCTGGCTCACCCCGAGCTGCTCGGCCAGTTCGGTGGGCCCACTGGCGTCCCCGGCCTCGATGGCCGCCTCGTAGGCACGGGCCTCTTCGATGGGGTTCAGGTCCTGCCTGTGAATTGCCGTGGCCAGCACGATCTGCCGGGCCTGCTGGTCGGTGCAGTCGAAGACCTCCGCCCGCAGCGACTTCAGCCCGGCGATCGTGCCCGCCCGCCAGCGGCGCTCGCCGTCCAAGAGTTCGTAGCAGCCGTTTTGTCCTGAAGCCTTCCGCACTGCCAGGGCGTGGATCTGGCCCTGGTATTTGAGGCTGTTGGCCAGTGCCTCCAATTCCTCGGCGGGAAAATCGTCGCGGGGCTGATAGGGCGAAGGCCCGATCATGCGCGGATCGAGGTCCAGGTGCTCGACGAGCGTCAGGCCGCGGGTGGCAATCGCTTGGGGCTTCACGGTCTTCGGTTTCTTGACTTTCATGGTCTCAGTTCTCCTTTGCAATCCACTGTCTTGCCCTGCGGTACCTTCCGCATGGCCGCACCAGGCCCAGCCGGCGGAGCACGAGCACCGCCTGGCGTACCGTGCCGCGTGCGAATCGGCCTCGGAACACGTGGGCCAACTGCTCGGCGGTGAGCGGGGCCCAGCCCAGCACCTTCAGCGTCGCCCGGCCGGCACGCGACTCTCGCAGGTAGTGTTTGGCCTCGGTGTGCATGCTGTTCTCGAAAACACCCGCGCCGCCGCCGTGTAGGTTAAGGCCGCCGGCGGCGCGGGCCTCAGGCCCGGGAGCTACGAGCCCCCAAGCGACTGCGTACTTCCTCAGTTCTCCTGCCTCTGGCTGCGATCTCCGCGTGCGTTGCGGATGGCCGTGATCCGTTCGTTGCCAAGGTCCACGATCCGCTTGTGGGTCTCGGGCCGCAGGCCCGTTTCTTCGCGTAGCTTGCGGATGAGGGCGCCCACCTGGTTGACCTCGCCGCACAGCCCGAAATCCTGCGCGTACTTCGCCACGCGGTACTCCTGGTCCTGCCACTCCTCTTCGCTCATCTCGGCCTTGGCTGGCGCCGCCTGGCTCCGTGGGCTCCGTGTCTCCGTGGTGCCCTTGCAGTTTGACGACTCGGCCGCGTGGCTCTCGACCTCGATGGCCTCGTCCTCTGCCTCGATCAGGCCGTTGGGCTGGCCCGTCAAGCGGTCGTAGATGCGAGCGTACATCTTGCGGATGGCCTTGCCGATGATCGCGTCCACGATCTGCTCGCGGTTCACGCGGATGGGAATAGCGTTGTCGCCCGTGCAATCCTCGACCTGCTCGACGCCGTGAATCTTCCACGTGGCGACGATGGGGACGATGGTGTAGCCCTCGCGGGTCGAAGGGATGCCCGGGCGCAAGCGAAGGTTGGTCAGCCCGGTCCACTCGCGCACGAGGCGTTTCAGCCCGTCCTTGGCCGCGTAGCAGCGGTTGGCGATGATGTTGATTTCGTTGCCCACCAGCCGCAGGCCGCGGAGCGTGGCCTCTATGGCCACCTCTTTCACGGTCTCCACGTCATACCCGCCCTTGTCGTCCTTGTCTGTGCGAAAGCCGAGGCTGCTGCCCTGCAAACACATCACGTCGTGCATCATTTCCCGGGTGATCAGCGAGCGGAGTTTCGCCATGCCGGCGGCCATTAGGAACGTGCGGCGGAACGGGGTGACCTCCTTGGTGGCCAGTTGGGCACACTCGGTTGCCAGGTTTTCCAGCGCAACCAGGTCCTCTTCCTTCACGCGCAGGGCGAGGGTGGAGGGCTGGGTAGAAATGGCGGTGGATGCTTGAGCGTCGTTCATGTCAGTGGTCAGTTGAAAGTGGAAGGTGGAAAGTGGAAAGTGGGCGGTGTACGTTCTACGTTCTACCGTCCACGTTCTACGTGTTCTCTCAGGTGTCCCATCCGTGTGTTGTGGCGACGACGACGTGCGGCAAGGCCAGGTGATTTGGTTGGTGCTTCTCGGTTACGGTCTTCGTGTCGCCGGCGACACTAACCTCCCGGATGGCCTGGACGTGGCCCAGGGCCTCCATCAGGCAGATCTTCGCCATGCCGCGGCGGTTCTCCACGAGGTAGCCCAGGCTCTCCTGGAGCAGCTCGTCCGCGCGTTGAATCCGTTCGTCTGTGCTCATGATTCCTTCCGTGGTCATACTGCATCTCCTGCTTCTAGTGTTGTCTGTGCGGCCGCCCGCCAGGCGTTGAGGCAGGCCTCGGCCATGGTGAGCCCGCGACCGTGCCACGCGCCGGGCTTGAGGCACCTGGCGGCCGAGGCCAGGCTCTGGCCCTTGTACAGCACGCGGTTCGCATCCGGCAGCACGACCGCGTAGAACCAGGGCGTGGCGGGGATGGTGGTGGAGTCGTTCACGGCCGGCCTCCTTGCTGCGAGGCCGAGCGTGCCGGCGATGCTAGAACATCGAGAGTTGCCGGCCGTCGTTGATCGCCGAGAATGCGGGCCGAGGTAGTGCGTCGATCAGCCGCGGGCCGGGCGCGATGGAGAGCGAGACGTAGTGCTTGCGGGCCACGCTGGGGGTGTGGCCGATCGCCTCGGCCGCCCACTGCACGCCGCGTTCCTTGGCGGCGTAGGACTCGGCGGACCGTCGCAGGCAGTGAAACATGTGCGTGCGATCGGCGGGCAGGCCGGCCGCCCGCAAAATCCGTTTGAGGTGTGCCCAGATCTGCCGCCGCTTCCACGGGAAGGGAAAGAGCATCTCCCGCCGCGAGGGCAGCGAAGCCCGGATCACGTCCATGGTCTGCGGGTGCAGCGGATAGACGCGATCCTTCCGCCGGCCCCGCGATCCCTTGCGGTGCTCGGCCGGCACGAAGAGCGCGGAATCCGCCAGCCGCACGTGGGCCAGCTTGGCCTCCAGAAGTTCCGCCAGCCGACAGCCGGTGTCCCAAAATACCAAGAGTCCGATCTTCCACGCCAGCGACCGCCGAACGTCCTGCCAGTAGCCGGAAAGATCGTTGCAGGCGGCAAAGATGGCCTCGATCTCGGAAAGCTGCCAGGCCACCGGCTCGCGTTGGGGCTCCGGCATCTTGCGGACCTCTTCGGCCGGCCCGGTCTTGCCCTGTCTGCATGCTTCCCGCCAGAGCACCAGCACGTCGCCGCGTTTGTTGTTGACGGTCTTGGCGGACCGGCCGTTCTCCGCCAGCCAGGTCATCCAGTCCACCACCATGCCGCCAGTCAGATCGTGGAGGGCAATGGGCGAGCGGTGCCCGGCCTGGGCTGCCCAGCGGTCCAGAAGCGTGACCGAGATCCGCATCTGCTGGATGGTCTTGCGGTCCAGCCAGCGGCCGCGTGAATAGTCCGAGTCCAGAAACGAGGCCAGGCTCGTCGGTGCTGCAATCATGGTGCGTTCTCTGGGGGCTGCCAACCGTTCCGGGTTTCACGCAGTGGCCCACTGTGCGGGCTACTAACGAGAATCCATAACCCCGGATTGGTAAACTATAGAACGCCATTGGTGCCGTCGTGGCCGAACGCTTCCGTTCGGACCGTCCTTGGAAACGGCACCTGGACTCCGGCAGACCTGCCGGCTCAGAATGCCGCTACCGCTGTCTTCAGCGATAACGGCTAAATATATCAAGTTTGCTATTTCCCGTCAAGAGGGCTTTAAGAAAAATTCTTAAGCAAGGACAGGATCAAGCAGAAACAAAGCTTCAGGAGACAGCCCAAGGCTTTTTGCAACCGACTCGACCGTGTCGAGCGTCGGAGCCGATCCGCCGGCTTCCAATCGAGCGATTATAGGCTGTTGCACGCCCATTTTTGCGGCAAGCTGGGCCTGAGTAAGTCCTAGTTCCAAGCGGCGGGATCTGATATTCCTGCAAAACCTGCCGTGCAACTCCGTGTTGATCATCGCTTCTTGCATCCTCTAGTTATAGCAGATAAGATATGTTTGTCAACAACTTACACTTGAACCCTAAACAGGAAAACGAGATGCTTGACACTGAACGGCTCGCGCGGCTCACCGCCGTCCGAGTAGGCAACCAAGGACGCGACGAGTACAAACATTCGGCATTGGAGGCCCGCGTGGCGGCCCTGGAAAACGCGATGGCGACTGCTATTGATGCGCTCGAGATTCTGCATTTTGAACTCGCTCGGGTCAGCCGCGGCAAGAAGACCTGACGCTTTCCAGGTCTTGCTGAAGCTGGTCCACTTTCATTTCCAGTGCCATAAGCACTTCGGCCAGATCTCGGACAAGATCTGGCAGTTGTTCGGGCTCACACTGTCCGTCGTAGATCGCCTTACGCACATTCGCAGCACTAGCCATTTTCACCCCCAAGGAACGAACCATGATGACTTCAGACCATCGGCAGACGGTGCTTCGCCTGCCCTCCAAGCCCGGCACCTACTGGGCGTACTATTTTTCCAAATCCGCGAAACTGCACTGTGAACCGCCGCCGGAGGGCTACAACGCCGTGGTGGTGACCGAGGGCAAGGCCCCGTACATGAAGGCCCGCGTATGGGTCATCGGATCGCGGGGGACCAGCGACCCCGGCGATGGCGACACGCTGGTCGCAGGCCCGCGGATCGCGTGCCCGGAGATGCCCGAAAAACAGCGGGTATCGAAGGCTATTTCTCACGATCCGCAATAGCCTTTCCAAGCGATTCCTCAAGGTCCGCAAGCCCGGCCTGTAGCTTGCGGATGATCAGGTCCGCGGCGTAGATGGCCGTGGCCGCCGGGTCGCCTTGCGCGACGAGGGCCTTGACCGCATCCCAATTCCTACCCGTCAGATCCTCGTATTCCGCGAGGATTTCGATCTTTTCCGGCTCGTTCATGCCGCCATCCTCCGTGGTATGTGATCAGTGCCGAAGAGAGGACTTGAACCTCCACACCCATTACAGGTACTAGGTCCTGAACCTAGACAGCTACACCTTTTGTGGGGGTTTCTAAGACTAGGTTGGCATTTTACCCAAACTACCACGCGAGGCACACTAGGTCACCAACCTAGTCTCTCACTCCACCAAGAGAGGGGGAGGAAAAGAATCGGGAGTTTCTTTTCCATGCTTGCCAGAAAAGCACGCGGGAGGGCCGAGGAATGGACGAGCGTTCAGTGGGTGAATGGGTGGTTCGGCCTGGAAACCGATTGACGGCCGTAGTATGATGGCAGGCGGAATGACCCAGAGGAGGATTGACCCGTGGCCGTAGTGAAGTTCATCATGCAGGTGTTGGCCGGCATCGTGCTTGTCATTCTGCTGGGCTCCTGGGCACTTTACTCCGTGTTGCAGGGCCGGGCACTGGATACGTTCGTGGCGATCATCGCCTTCTCGGTGTTCCTCGATCTTTACCTGTCTGTGAAAGACATGCGGCAGATGACCATCCGGCAGACCGATTGCCTGGAAAGGATGGTGGCCTTGATGGAGTTCCGCGAGAAACAGATCGCGAAAGATCGCGCGCCACGTGTGGCCACGCTCCGGCCCGAGGCCGCCGAGGTCGCGAGGGAAGATCAGCATTTCCCGGGAAATCAGCTCCGCTAGCTGTCCGGGGAAATCCACCGCACGCACCGCCCGCACGCCAGGCGTTCCCGCCAGAGCTTCAGCCGCCGGCAGGGCGAGCCCTCGGGACAGCCGCCATCCCAGCAGCCCTCGCACTGGCTGCCGATGGCCAAGAGTTCCTCGCGCGTGCGATCCGTGGCCCGGGCGGAGAGCAGGGCGTCTACCTCGGACGCTAGTCGCTCGGCGTAGGTTCCCGCTGCCTTCGGGCAGTTGCGGCGGGGGGGCTTCGCGGTGTGCTTGTGGTAGGTCCAGCCGCACGCATTGCATTTCCATCCGGCCGGCGTTCGCTCGCAGGTGCAGTCCATCGTGGTCTCAACTGGGGATGGAGACGCTCACCACAACCGAACTGCCGCCGTTGCATATTGACCCGCCGAGGTAAGTGAACGCATCCCAGGCGGCTTCAGAGCACACCGGCTTTTCCGTGCCCAGGTCCAGCACGAAGTACTCGTAAGCCTCCTCGCTGCATCCGATATGCAGGAGGAGGTAGTAGTGTCCGGCCGGGATGCTTCCGAAAGGCCAGCCGTCTGCGGTGTACAGGAGTTTCAGGAAGATGCCGTAGATGTCACAAAACGGTACAGAAAACAGGTAAGCCCATTCTGATCCGCAGTCGCTTTCTGGAAAGCAGTCGTCGGCGTCTGGTATGGCTTCGACGCAGGCCAGAATGAACGTGTCGTTGAGGTTGCCGCAACTGGTGCATACAGAGTTAGTCCAGCCCGACATAATCAATTCCAGCGAGGCGGGCGTGCTGCCGTCGCAATTCGAGCAGGCACAACAGCAGCATTTTCGGCGGCCCATAGCGAGTCCCCCTACGCACACGGCGCGTCTATCACCAGCCAGCCGCCGTCGCCGGAGTTGAGCGAATCATCCCACACGCAGACGATTCCGGTGGCGTTGTCGGGGATCCCCACGCTGTAATTGGTGATATCGGCGACTTCATCATCCGCCTCATAGGGCTCCGAGGATCCGGCCAGATTGGCGACGAACTTTCCGCTGAAGGTGGCGCCGCCGCCGACGGCCGCGTGGCTGCTGTAGGTGTTGTCCACCTTGATCATGCGGGGGCCGGCCGCGGTGAGAGGTTCCCAGGTGTCGTCAGCCGGGGTGTTATCTCCGCGATCGAAGGGATGGATGACCCATAGCCGCGTGCCGTTCTGGCCCTCGGACACGTCATCCTTGCCGAGGCCGGCGATTTTCCCGCCGTCAAAAGGCCGGATTTTGATCAACTCGGAGGCCGAGACCGAGGTATCTACCGCGTACTCTTCCTCCTCTTCGTCCCACTCCAGGCGGTAGGCGTCGGCCGTGCCGTCGGTGTTCAGGCACTTCAGCTCGACGCGCAGAAACTGCCAGGGGACGAGGCTGTTGGGCTCCTCTGGGACGACGCCAATCTCCGCCGCCGGCAGCATGCGCTGCTTGCGGAGCCAGTAGGCGACACGTTCGTTGAAAGATTCGGCCATTGGGACTTCGTTACGCGCAGTTCTCGGCGATGTCCACGTCCACCAACAGGCCCTGGACGTTCGTGCCGGCGGCCCCGGCCACGGTGATGATGACCTTCAAGAGGTCGCCGGCGATCAGGGCCGGCGTGCCGGAGAGCGACATGGCAATGGGCGTGCGGGCCGTGCCGGCGCTGCTGATGGTAGTGGTGCTCGACAGGATCGTGGCCCAGGCCCCGCCGCCGGTGCTCTTGTGGATGTCAATCGTGATGGACAGCGTTCCGCCGGCCGGAACGGCGTCGGGCGTGGCGTAGGCCGCCAGCACCGTGCCCGCCTTGTAGGCGCGGTGGATGATCTGGTTCACCGCGGCCACGTCGGCCCCGCCGGCCACCTGGTAGCGGGCCTTGTGGCGGTGTTCCAGCTTGCTGTGCCCGATGTTCGCCAGGGCCGGGATGTCGTCGTTCGTGATTTTGGCGGTGGTGTCCGTGGTAAGCATGGTTTTGGTCAGTCCCTATGTGTCGGGGAAAAGGTGTAGCGTGCTAAAGTCGAACTGCAGCTTGGTGTCGGCGATGATCGTGCTCGGCTTCTGGCCCTGGGCGAGCTGCTTGCCGTTGTTGTCCAGGGGCTGCGGGTCACCGGTGGGGATGCCTTTGATCTTGCACGGCACGAGCTTGCCGGCGTCGTCCAGGCATTCCTTGCCCATGTTCAGCGGGCGGTGAATCCAGCCGCCGCGGATGCCGTAGGGCGTGGCGCGGACGCGGTCCACGTCGAATTTGCCCGTAACGCGGAAATGCGGCATGGGGTCCCAGAGGAATGGGGCCTGCAGGTCGCTGCAATACAGTTCGCCGGCGTAGTAGCTGTAGGTGCGGCCCAGCCAGTTGAAGACTACGTAATTGCTGCTGCGGCGATGAATGGCCTCGTCCAGAATGGCCGGGTCGAAGGTCTCCGGAGCGAAGCACCGCGTGACCTCCAGGCGTGTCCGGCCGAATGTTTCTTCGATGCCCTTGGCAAATGGCCGTCCAGCCTTGTTGAGGATTGCCTCGCCGTTCTTGTCCACGTCCACCACCTCGCTGTAGCGCGTGGTCTGGAACTGGACCTCGGGCATGAGCAGCGTCGGGTCGGGTTCAACGAATAAGGTGGCGATCCAAGTCTTCTCGTCGCGCGTGGTTTGGTGCGCCATCGTGATGCGGGCGACGACATAGCGCGGATCGGCAGGCCAGTCGGCGCCGGGTCCCGGAATGGCGCCAGCGATGACCGCCGCGCGGATGGCCACGTCGGCAGCGTAAGCCGTAGCGTCCAGAAAGACATTGAAGTCCTTTTGGAAGCTGACGGCATAGGTGCCATCCAGGAACTTCTTGGGCGTGGCGGTGCCGGAACCGTAGGGGGCGGGGCGTTCGGTGCTGGTGACTGCCATCAGAAATCCACCGCCTTTCCTGGGTCGCCCGGGCCGAGGCCATGGCCGCGGGCGTCGATGTTCGCAAGGTGCTGCTCGATGGAGCGGAGGTGGCCCACGCCCTCGTCGCCGTACTGTGCCGCGATGGTGGCCGCGTAGGCTTCCTGGCTGCCCACCTCGGCCAGGCCTGCAAATCCGGTGCTTTCCATACCGGAATCCTTGCGGGCCTTGTCCGCCGCGCGTTGCCACTGGTCCTGAGTGATCGCGCCGACCAGGAGCTGGTCCTGAAGGGCTCCCAATTTCTCGCGGAGCTTCTCCTCGGGACGCATAATGTCCTTGGCCGTGGCGTTGCCGGCGGCGCGCTGCTCACTCAGCCACGCCTGTCCGCTTTTCCATTTCTCCTGCTGGATCCGCGTGGCCCGTGCCGATCCGTGCTCCTCGCCGTTGTACCACTCTCCCAGCCAGTCCACGGCGTTGCCGAGCTTTTCCACCACGCCGACCTTGAAGCCCGAAAGCCGCTCGTTCATGACGTCCATGCGGTTGGCGGCGACCATCAGGTCGTCGCCGGATTTGCCGCCGGACATCGATCCCACCTGGTCGCTCAGGGCCTTCAGGCCGGCGGCCGCGTTGGGCCCCTCGCTGGCCAGGCGCTTCAGCGATTCGGCCACCTCTTTGAGCTGGTCCGAGTTTCCGCCCGCGAACTCGGCCGCTTTGGCAAACTCGTTGACGCTCAGGCCTAGTTGCCGGGCCTGGTCAATCTGTTTCTTGGCCTCTTCGCCCGAGGAGTTGATTCCGGCATACAGCCCGCCCACGGCCGCCAGTCCGGCCCCGGCGCCCAGGCCTCCCAGGCCGAAGGTCATGCCCAACTTGGCAAGCTGACCGGCCCCGCCGGCAGCCCCTTGCATGCCCAGGAATCCGCCCATGCTTTGCAGGCGCTCGATCATTTCCGGGCGAAGTCCGCCACCGGCCGCGCCGCCTCCCACTTTTCCGCCGATGGCACCCGGCCGGAATCTGGCCGCGTTCCAACCGCCCTTGGCGATCTGCTCTTCCACGATGGATTTTGTCGAGGCCATCTCGTTGAGCTTGGAGCGGATGCGGCTGGCCCCGCCGCTGACGGCCTGCTCGGCTTTGCGCATGCCGGCGACGGCCCCCTCGGAGTTGACGACGACATCAGCTTTTAGGGTGCCTACGCTTGCCACGTGCTACTTCCTACTTTCTACTTCCCACGATCCACCTTCTACCACTTGATCGCGTCGAGTTTCGCCGCCGCCTCACGGACCTCTTCCTCCTCGTCCGCCTTCTCCCGCCGCTTCAACACCAGCCGATCCAGCCGCGGGATGTTGAACTTCTTGGCGCTGGCCGCCAAAATCGCCTGGATGATCTGGGCGGCGTGCAGGTTGTCGCGTTCCGGGCCTCCCGGGTTTCGTTTCCAGTCCTCTTCCAGCAGTGCGAACTCCCGCGGGTCCGGCACGGCCTCGTACAGTTGTGCCAGCCGCGGGAAGCCGAACTCCCGGGCGATGGCCAGGTGACGCCTCAGGCGGGCGTCGTCTCGGAGTTTTTTCGGAGGATCTCCCGGCTCTGGTCGGAGATCGCGTTGACTTCGTCGATTACGCCCCACAGCCGCCGCACGGGGGCTGCGCACGACTCGCCGGCCAGCCAGGCGGCGTCGGCCGCGGAGAACACGCGATGGCCCTCGGCGTCCACCGCCAGGCTGATCACCGCCGCCACGCTGAAGGGCACGTCGGCCAACTGCTTGTCGTCGCGGATGGCCTCGTACATCGTGCCCAGCCGCTTCATGGTGGCCCGCTCGGCGAACAGCTTGCCATCGGCCTCGGGCCATTCCGGCGTTGGCACGGCCACGTTTGCCGGCGGCGTGCTGCCGCGTATCGCTTCACTCAGTGTGCTCATCTCTGAACCCTCAACTCTGGACTCTCAACTGTGGACTCTTAGCCGGCGTCGGTAAACGTTATCGTAGACGTGATCTCCCCGTCCAGCTTGCCGGAGACCGGCGTGCCCGTGACGATGGCCGCGGCGATGGAGCCTTTCGAGCCGCCGTCGTTATGGGCCACGACCAGGGCCCCAGTGGCGCCGTCGGCGATCGTGGTGGCGCCCTTGATGGTGACCGTGGTGGTGCGTTTCACGCGGGCCAGCTCGTAAAGGATGTCCGTGTCGGCCGCGCCGCCCACGTCGGCCTTAGCCGCGCTGGCCTGATAGCGGACGCTCACCAGGGGTGTGAGCCCGCTGCCGGCGAAGGTGACCGTGGTGCCGTTAAAACCCTTGTCTGCCATGATTGTTTTCCTCTCTCAACTCTCAACCCTCAACTCTGTACTCTCGACTCTGTACTCTTGCCCAGCCTTTAGGGAGGAGCGACCGTCTTGACGAAGGTCATGGAGCCGGTCGTGGGCCCGTCCAGCGAGCCCTCCACGCTGATCTCGGCGATGGCGCAGTTGGCGTAATCGCGGTCCTCGCCGTCGTTAAGGTCCACTTCCAGGGCCCCCACGTCGCCCACGTCCAGCGTCCCGATCTTCGAGCCGGCGAACTCCAGCGTGATGCTTTTGTCCGAGCGGCCCACGCGGCTCTTGACGTAGTCATCTCCGGAGCCGCCCACGTCGGCCTCGCGGGCCGAGGAGTTGGCGTCGGTGCCTCGCAGCGGTTCGATGGTTACCGCCGCGCCGCCGTCCGGCGTGAAGCTGGCTGAGGTCCCGTCCCATCCTTTTCCCATGATCGTGCTCCTGCTACTTCGTGAGTTTGGTGAGTTGTTTGGCCAGGCCGTCCTGGATGCCGGCGCGGAGGGCCTCGAAGGCCGCGGCGCGGGACGAGGCCAGCGCCCGGGCCATGAAGGGAAATGCGGCGACTGCGCGCGATGTCTTCCGTAATGCCGTGACGCCGGAATCTCCGACAATGGTCAGCGCCTTGCGTTTCACAGGCACCACGGCTCTGCGGCCGGCTTCAATGATGTGCGCGTAGCGGGCCGGATTGATGCGGGCACGCCAGTTCCCGCTGGCGGCATACTTCGCCGCCTTCTTCTCTGTGACGGCCTTTACGCCTGATGGGCCACGCACCAAAATCCTGCCGAATCCACGCCGCGGACCCACCGCGCAGTATACCGTGTGGCGGGCGTAGTAGATCTTCGGGCGTATTGCGCCGATGGACTTTTTGAGGAGCCCGGTCCGCCAAGGCGCACCAGCCTGCATAGCCTTGGCGATGACCTGACTCGCCTTGCGCACGCCCGGCTCGATGGCGTAGAGCTGCATCTTCTCCGGCAAGGCGCGAAGCGCCTCCTGGATCTCTTTCTCGCCGGTCAGTGAAAATGAAAACTGGTCGCCCATCGGGCCCTCGGTCAATCCGTCAATCCGCTAATCGAAATGGTTCCACTGGATGGCGTAGCGGCGCTGGAACACGCCGTGGTGTCGCAGCCGCTGCTCGTCCTGAGTCATGCTGGTGCTTCGCCAGGTGGCCCCGTAGCGGGCGGCCGCGGTGGCGTAATCGTGTATCTCGGCGGAGAGTTCCGCCAGGGCGTCCACCGCCTCCGCGTCGCTGGTGTCCACTCGCTGCAGGAAGGTCAGATCAATGCCGATCTCCCGCCGCCGCTCGGGGTTTGCCACCTCGCCGCCCATGCGGTTCTCCGAGGCATCGCGCGGGGTGAGGTACACCACCGCATCGTCGAGGTCCCCATCCGCCATCTTCCGCTCCGGGTTCCACTCCCGCGATACGGAGAGGGAAACGCCGAAATCGTGGGCGCTCAAGGCGTCTACGATGGCGTCGGCGATGGGGAGGGAAACGTCGTACACGGGTCTGTCTGCCGTCTGTCTTAGTGGCGATTAGTGTGGATTAGTGTTCCCAGTTATGGGGCCGCCGGGGTGTCCGGAGCGGGTTTGATTTTGAGGCTTCCGTGGGCCCAGATGGTGTCGTCGCTGCCGTTGTCGCGGATCACGAACAGGAAGTCGCCGGCGTCGGCCGTGTCCGTGGCCGGAGCATCAATCGCCAGCGTGCCCAGACCTGCGGTGAGTTCCGCGCCCGTCGTCCACTCGGCGATCACGGTGTCCGGAGCGGCCTTGTCGTAGATCAGCATGGAGAGGTCGTGGCCGGAAAGGTCCACGTCCACGCCCTGGGCGTCCTCGATCGTCAGCAGCACCTGCAGGCGCGTGTGCTGCCAGGTGGTGATCCGTAGCGGGTCGCCCACGGTCCCGCCCTCGGTGGTGGCGGCCACGGGGGTGGTCACGGTCAGCGAGGCGGCCAGTTCGGCGGCAACCGCGTCGGCGATCTCGTCCAAGCCGACGTGAAACACTTCGGCCGTAGCTGAGCCAGGTCCAGCCAGATGTTCGTACTCGTTGACGATCCTGCCGCTATTCCAGGTATTGACTCCTTCGGACAGAACCCACTCTTCGTTTTCGGTATCCCAACGCAGTCCCTGCTCGAGCGCGCCGAGCGGACCGTCAGCGTAAGAACTCCCGAAGCACACTTTGCCGCCATAAATTCCGCGCGGCACCCAATACATGGGCGAAACGACGAAATCATCGCACACCAGCTTGATGCCCAGCGGGTGCCCTTCCGCCTGGATGGCTGCGATGTCTTCCTGCGAAAGCGTTAGTGCCATATCTGTCTCCCTCTAAACTCCCGCCAGCACCACGCCACCCGCAACCAGCGTGCCCACGTCCGGGACGGTCGCTCCCGTCCAGCGGCCTATTCCGCTTCGCACGTTTGCGGCGGCAGCCACGGCAGTCTTCGCCACATAATCAGAGCCGATCTGCAGATTACCGTTCAACGTCAGGATGCCGGTCAAATCTCCGTAAGCCACGTTGAACACGAATTGCGGACACGGCGCGTCAAGCACAAGATCGCCGTTGTGTGTGATGGTGCCGTGTGCGCCGGCCAAAAACAGCGCCGTCGTGTATAACCCCGTGCCATACGCGCCGATGTGGATGTCGCCATTGATGGTGAGAACAGGACGGCGAGTGGGAAAACTCGCTGCCGCCGCCATGAAAACTCCCGCCTCCATGCCGTTCGTGGTGGCCGGTGGATCATCGCTCATCGCAGTGGATTCTAGGTAGTAATCACCGTTGAACACCACCGTACCAGTGCAGTCGAGGTTGCCGAGCCCGAGCGCCGGATTCGACCGCATGTGAACTTCGTCCACGTTTATGGTCACGTCGATGGTGGCTGCATTTCCATTCTCGTAGATGCTACCTTCGTCGCTACAATCCGCGTAAGGGCAGTTGACTACAATCGTGGCGCTGCCCACGTTGTAGACGACTGGCCCTTGGCTGTTGTTCAGGATTCGACCACTCACGGTCAAGGTGAATGTGCCTCCGTCAGCCACGTCAAAGAGATCGGGATTGCGGTTGGGGGTGCTCGCGGCAACGAGGTCATTGTCCACCTCCATTGAACTCGTTCCCGCGCCAGGGATGATGTGCGGCGACTCCGCCTCAGCACCGTAGAAGGTCAGGCTCTTGACGTGCGCTGCCGTCCCGTTGGGAAGATTGATCTCGTGAGCAACGGTCACGTCATCACTGGCTGTCGGCACGGTGCCGCTAGGCCAGGGTGAAGTAGCGGGAACCGTGTCTCCCCAATTGCCGTTACGAATGCTGGTAATCATGTCTTAGACCTCACGTTTCTCTCGCCATTAAACGATATAGCCGTGATCGCCACACGCAGGCGGGAAATGTCAGCACTCGCCAGCCAGAGGCCGGACGCAGTGCCGATGGACAGGGGATTGGGATTCGTGATCATGGTCGCGTCGTTTCCTTTCGGACTACAGGAAAATGATGTACTCCACGCCGTCCCCGTTCGTGATGGCGCGGACGTAGACTTTCGCCGCATCGTCCACCGCCAGGTACACCGTGGGCTGCACCGCGGCCACTGGGATGGGCATCTTTTGGGCCGCCGCGTCGCCCACGAACACCGGGTTGGTGTTGGCCGCGGCCCCTGTGTTCTGCGTGGTTCGCGCGGCCAGCAGCACGCCCCGGCATGGCGTGGAACTGGAGACCAGGGCCTCGGGCGTGGCCGAAGCCGTGACGGTCTTCGTGCCGGAGGTGATCTTGCCGGAGCCTACGGGTTCGCTGAGCATGGGAGTTGTGCGTTAAGGGTTGAAAGTTGAGAGTGGAGAGTGGAGAGTTGAGGACCTTTTTGGCTCTCGACTCTCAACCCTCGACTCTCAACTGATGCGCTTCGTATACACCACGAGCCACTCGCCCGTGGTGTCGGCCTCCGAGGATCGGCCTTCTCCGCTGGCCGGCAGCACCGCCTGCACGCGGGTCTCGCCGGCCACGATCTCGGTGATCGTGTCGCCCTCGGCCGGCTCGGAGGCACTGCCGGCGGGGGCGTAATCGTCGCGGCGGACCAGATAGGTCCGGGCGCCGATCTCGATGTAGGCCGCGCCCTCGGCGTCCGCGGCCTCGATGTCGTGATCCACCACCCGGGCGGAAATCACACAGGTGCCCGCGCCCCGCGTGACCGTGACCGAAACCCCGAAGACCTCGGCCAGGAGGTCTTCGCAGGCGTCGAAGTCGCTGTCCGCGAGACTGGGCATAGGAGTGGAGGGTTGAGAGTCGAGAGTCGAGAGCCCGAGCAGATCCTGCTCTCAACTCTCAACCCTCGACTCTGGACTTCGTTCAGCTCGCCTGGTCGGTGGCGCGGATCGCCAGGTGGCGGCACTTCACCTCGCACAGCGTATCGTTGGCGCTCTTCTCCAGGTGGAAGAGGGCCTTCAGCGGGCCGGCGGCGGCGGCGATGTTGCCCAGGTTCGCCGTGGCCGAAAGCACCTCCACGCCGTTGACGTAGTACTTGACGTTGGTCAAATCGCGGGCGTCCAGCCAGACCTCGATATCCGTGCCGGCCACCAGGTCCACGGTGGTGTCCGTGGCGGCGACCTCGGTCGTGCCGTCGTCGCTCTCGGCGTCCAGGTTCAGGTCCGCGCCAAGGTCGGCGTGAAAGAGGGCCGACTCGGTGATCGAGTCCGCATCCGAGGCGTGTGTGGCGTTGGCCAGGCCCACCGACAGATCGGCCACGTCGGCGTCTGCCGTGGTGACCACCTGGAAGATGCACTCGAAGATCATGGGGACCGTGACGGGCACGCTCTTGCGGCTCAGGAGGTCGCCCTTCTGGGCCTCGGCCGTGGCCGAGCAGGCCACGGTGAACTCGCCGCCGCGATCGCCGACGAACAGCGTTCCGGCGGTGAGCACGGGCACGCAGTCGAAGCCGCCTTCGCCCAGGCTCGTGAGGTACTTCGGCTTGGCGTTCAGATCCACGAGCACGGTGGTGGCCGCCGAAGCCGCGCCCTCGGGCGCCACGCCGACGAAGAAGTCGGCACCGGCCGCGATCTGCAGCGGCGTGGCGGTGTTCGCCGAGCGGTCCCAGTAGACCCGGCCGCCGGGCAGGATGACCACGCTGGCCGTCTTGGCCAAGCGGACCTGGCCCGAGGTCTTGAGGCCGGCCTTGTCGCCCGAGACGCGGGCCGACAGGCCCTGCACCACGGCGGCGCGGCCGTCCGCCAATTGGATGACTTCGCCGGAACTGTAGCCGGCGGTGGGCGTGGTCACGTCGATCACGTCCGAATCTTTTTCCAGGAGCGCTTCGCTCATGTTCGTATCTCCGATTTCAGAAAGGAAAGGTTGTGCGATAGTGGACCGTGGAAAGTGAAAGGTGAAAAGTGGACGGTGGACGGTCCACGGTCTACCGTCCACCGTCTACGTCAACGATCAACCGGCCCCGGTGCTCTTGTGCATTCCGCGGTAATCCAGGGCCTTGGCCCCGATGTCCATATTGATGTCCCAGCCCAGGCCCCACTGGCCCTTGTCCAGGACAAACGACCGCATGACCGGGCGGCGGCCGGTGCCGCTGCGATAGGCCACGCGCACGCCCCGCGAGCCGCCGGCGGCCAGGAACCAGTTGGTGTCCAGGCCGGTGCGTGCGGTCTTGCTCCGCGGATCGGTCACCCCTCCCGCGCCGATGCGGTCATCAATCCTGAGGGCCAGGTTCTCGGCGGCCAGCATGTTGATGGTCATGTAGTTGCTGGGCGTGGCGGCGGCCGCGGCGGCCGTGTACGCCTGGAGCGCCGACTGCAAAAGCTCCATGGCCGTGAAACGCAGGGCCTCCGGGACGATCAGGTAGCGGGGCCGGATCTGCAGCACCGCACCGCCTTCCCGGTACACGCCCATGGCGCCGATGCCCGCCTTCAGGCCGGTCGAGCCGAGGACGGCCGTGGTGAGGTTGGCGTGCCCGCCGGCCGTGGTCACCGCGGTGTTGTTGAACAACGCGCCAGTGTCGGCCAGGGCCGCGTTCTCCAGGAGGATGGCGTACACCAGGTCCGGGCGGAGCCGGGCCGTGGCCGCGCCCATCGCCGAGGGCATGCGGAGGATGGCCCCCAGCCGGTCGTCGATGATGTCCTGCTCGTCAACAACGAGCTGCTTGGCGTAGCGGGCCAGCTTGTACTGCTCGCGGCCGTCGCTCAGGCTGGCGTGCTTGGCCGTGTCGCCGCGGGGAAGCTGCTCCATCGCCGCCGAGGCGGTGATCGAGATGTCGTCGTGGGTGAGGAAGTTGGGGATGTCTTCCTCGTCGCACCAGTCGGTGGTGTCAATGATCTCCGCCCAGCCCTCGTTGAGCTTGGCGTAGGCCGACGTGGAGAACACGTAGGCCAGGGTGCCACCGCTGACCGCCGCGCGGATGGCCTCGGTGGGATCCATGTGGAACCGGCCTCCATCGGCCTGCGCGCACAGGCGGCAGAAGTCGATGGCGCTCATCGCGCCCAGGCGGCGGGCCGCCTCGACTTCCTGTTCGGCCAGCGGCTGGCCCGGGGCGGAGCGGCCGTTGGTGTACGGCAGGCCCACGACCCGCGTGCGATCGAGGCCGCCGTGGACCATGGCCAACGAGGCGGCCAGGGTGCGGGCGTTGGTATCGCCCTCGCGGCTGTGCGAGTGGATGGCCGGTCCCACGGGCGTGGAGCGGCTGCCGCGGACGTGCGAGAGGAACTCGCGCGAGGCGCGGGCCACAGTCCAGTTCTCGGCCACGGCCTGGCGGACCAGTGTTTGGGGCACGTCGCTCTCGGCCAGGTCCATGATCTCGCGGACGCGGGAGCGCTCGGCCTCCACGTCACTCACCGGCGCGGCCGGGGGAGCGGCAGGCGCCGCAGCGGGAGCCGCGCGGCCAGCCTCCGGGGCCGCAACGGGTGCAGCCGGCGGAGCGGGCGGGTTTGCGGGGGTGGCATCGCCGCGCGTGATGGCCTCAGCGCGGGCCTTCTGGTCGCCGGTCAGGCCGGCCAGGTACGTCTTGGCCTCGTCTTCGGTCGCGTCCTTCCTGAGGCCGATCGATTCGAGGTACGCTCTCAATTTGGGATCCACGATGGATTCCTCCTGTGTGAAATGGTTGGAAACTGATCGAAAATCTTCCCGAATCTTGGCGAATTGATCGGCCCCGATCGGGACTAAAGAACCTTCTTTGGGCGTCCAGCTTGTGACGACGCGCAATGTCCGCGTGCCGGCGGTGAACGTGCGGCCGGCGATCGCCGCGGACTCGCCGGGCCGGATCTCGGTGGCCGCGTTGACGCGGTAGCCCACCGAAACATCGGAGATGTGCCGCTGCTGGACCTTGTTCCATGCCTTGTCCGCGGCCTGGTCGCTGCGGGCAAAGAACAGCTTGCCGATGAGACTCTCGCCTTCCACGCGCAGGTTGCGGATGGAGCCCAGCACGTCGTCCAGGCTCCACCGCGAGTGGTTGGCCAACATGGGCATCTGGGCCGGGATCTGGGCCCCGGACATCAACAGCACTTCGTCGATCACCGCTTCGCGCCGCCAGTCGTAGACCTGCACCGGGGCCTCGGTGGAAATGGTGGCCTCGACGGAGCGTTCCTCTTCGTTCACGCTTTCGGCGCGGACGGAGAAGGCCCGGGTCACGATGTCGCGGCGGGTGGCCTCGTCGTCACGGGTGGAAAGCGGTTCACGCGATTGCATCGGCGGGATCCTCCTCGTCTGCGGTGGTTTCCTCGCCGCCGGGATCGTCCACGGCCGCGGCGTCCTGGGTGCGGAGGTACGCGCCGGGCGGGGGCAGCGGGGGCAGGCCGCGGTCGGCGCGGCGGCGGTTGGTTCGCACTTCCATAGCGAAGGCGGCTTCCTCGTCATAGCCGTTGGCTTGGCAGGCGGCCGCGAAGGGCAGGGTGCCGTTCTCGATGCCCAGCCGCTCGGCGGCGCGTTCCTTCGTGGGATCCACGTGCGGCGGCACCGGCCACAACCAGCGGAGTTTGACCGTCTGCGGCCGGCGACGAAGGGCGGTGTCCGTAAACTTCGCCTCCTTCATCACTTCCCAGAAGAGCCAGGAGAGGCAGCCGTAGGCGTTGGGCGTGCCGGAGAGCCAGGACTGGATTCCCTTGCACGCGCGGTGATAGTTTTGGCCGTCGAAGCGGGCGCTCGAGTAATTGCTTTTGGACGAGTCCAGGCGGATGGTCATCAACGGCATGCACACCGGCCGGCCGATCTCGCTCTGCCGCTCCGAGCGGTATTCCATGTAGCCGGTGGCCGGGTGCTCGGGCTTGACCTGGAGCGGCTTCCAGCCGGGCGGGATGGTCCACTGCTGGCGGCGCTGGATGGGCGCCGACTCGTTGACCTCGATGTAGGTGGCCTGGGGCGATTCGGTGTACAGGGCCAGCCCGGCGTCGGCCGCCTGGCGGATGGCATCCAGCACCTGGTCGTCGGCGTCGCGGATATCGGCCGCGGCGCGGAGACCGCCGGCCAGCCAGGGATAGCCGCGGGATTGGTCCTCCTCCTTCATGAGGAACTCGTGGATGATGAGGTCCGGCGGGACGGCCGTGTAATTGCCGACGTTGAGCGATGCGTTGCCGAAAGGCGTTGGGTCGTCGATGAAGTAGCGGGCCGGCACGCCGTCGGCGGTGAACTGGATCCCCAGGCAGGTGAGCGGATCGCCGCTCATCCCCAGCGGCGTGCGGAGCCGGCGGGGATGGATGGGTTTGACGCGGAGCGTGATCGGCCCGCGCTCGTCGCGGCCGGTGGTGAGCTGCCCGAGGAACTCGCCGCAGTCCCACAGCCGGCGGACCCACAGCTTGAGGAGCTGCACGCCGGAGAACTTGGGGTTTGGGCAGGGGGCGTAGAACCAGTTCCGCCAGGCGGCCTCGGCCGCGTCGTCGAAGGCGTCGTCGTCGCTTTCGACCTGCAGGGTGGGGCCTTCCGGGCCGACGATGTCCTCGCAGTGGGTGGCGATCACGCCTTCTACCGTGCCATTGTTCGCGACTTCGTAGGCCGCCCGGGCCCGCAGCGTCTCCAGATCGAGGGCCAGGTCGGCGTTGAGGCTGGCGCCATCGGCCTGCTGCCAGTGGGCCTCGTTGAGCCGGTCCGTCGCGGCCGCCTCGAACTTCCGCCACTGGAAGGGCCCTTGCCGGCCGCGCCGGGTAGCGGCGGCGTCGGCCGGCGGGGCGCTCGGCTGCTGCGAGCCCTTGAAGGCACGGATGGCGGCGGTGAGTTTGGATTTGAGGCCCATGTCAGTTGTAGGCGGAGGAGCTATCGGGCCGGGTGTAGGTCACGTTGGTACGGCGGATCCCGCCCGTGGCGGCCACGGCGGCGTTGGCCTGCGACTGCTTGCACTCGGCGATGAACTGATCAATCGCCGCCGGGTTCCAGGTGATGCTTTGCGAGCCACCGCCGGCCGAGCGGTTGATGTTCGGAGTGGCCGCGATCAAGAGCTTTACATCGAGCGCGTAGCCGATGGCCGACGCATAGTCGCCCGATTCGCGGGCGGCCATTGCCAGGGCAACCTTCGCGTTGATTGCAGCCACGCTCATACCATCAGCTTAGACCAGCCGTGACAAGCGCCAAGAATGTTGTTTACAGCGGATGTATTTTCCGCCGATTTTCTCGAATCTTCCGCTGCGGAAACACGGTCGCCAGATTTAGAAGCGGTGGATGGCCCAGGCGACGATGAGTAAGGTTAATATGTTCAATTGTCGATTTCTCAGCACTGCGGAGCATTTTTGAGAACAGATCTGTATTGGATGCGGAAATCATTCCGACGATCCGCATCTCAGGTTCCATTTCCAAAGCCTCAAGCTCGGCCTTCCATCGCTCTAAGTCCGGGTTGCACTTCTGGGTCATCAGCTTGTGGTGTCCCTTCTTCCGTGCATCAGGATCGACCGTCTGGCCGACGTATCGCGCCAGATTAGTCCTTGGGTCCAGAAGTACATAAATCCATCCCGTAGCCTTGCCGCGATGTTCAATCGCCTCGGAAAGTGTTGGCCACGCCATGATATTTCGCTCCGTCGCGTGAAAGAATGCCTAAGAAATGCGGCATGCAAACTCGCCGCAAAGATCGGAAATCTTCGTCAGCGGCCAGAGGCCGATATAGCGTTCAGGTCCATCGAGTTGTGGTCCGCCTGCCGGCGACGACGCGGGCGGGTTTCGGTGGCAGCCTCCCATAGTGGAGTTGCGCTGAATCCAGTAGCGGCAGTTCCCGCAGTATTCTAATTGCGGGGCAAGTTCGGCGGTTGCCGATACAGACTGCTCTTGCGCAGTACTCTGGGGGTGGTTGTCTTGGGAAACCTGGGTCTTCTTCTTGCTCATTCTTCTTCCACGCTCTTGAAGTTGGTTTGACAATTAAGGCATTTGTGCCGACGAATTCGGGGAAAGGTCTCCTCCCCGCTGCTGGTCGTTTTCGTGTTTTTGGACCGGCAGGCAGGGCAACGGAGCACGGGAAATATCACCCCCGCCCCGTCAATGGGCGTGGTGATGGGCGGCGGTGCGGTGAGGACGGGCATGGGTTCCGGCTCCAGGGTGGGGCGGGGATTGGTTTGTTCGGACGGGGGCTGGATGGCGAACACGCGGCCGCAGTGGTTGCACCTCGCCCGGCCGGCCCGGGCAAACCACGATCCGGGCGACGGCGGAGCGATCACGCGCACGTCGTTGCAGCCGCAGTCGGGGCAGTCGGGGCCGGGGCAGGGGTCAAGCATGGGGAATGGGATGCACTGTGAGGCTGTCTAGCCACTGATTTAGTTTCGTAACGTCATACCAGACCGCACCGCGATGCATGACGGCTGCGGCACTGCATTCTCTCCGAACTTCCGCCGGCGACATCTGGAACCTCTTGGACACTTCGCATTCATCAAGAAGATCGCTGAGCCTGGGCGTTGTTCGCCTTTTGGCACGCCGTTGCCGACGTGTTTCGATGTAGTTCAGAAGTGAACTATCCGGATAGAACCACTCGCCACGAATACGGAATGCCCCAAAACGGCGATGTAGTTCTTTCTCATCAGACATTGTGCCTCCGATGACCTTGATCAATTTCAAGCGAAACTCATTTCCGGTCTGCAGGGACTCGAATCGTGATTCACAGGCAATCTCGCTGTTCGCAAATCCGATTTTGATTGAGCCAGTCATCGTATTTTTCACGAAGTAGATCATGCGATCCTCCGTTTCTGCTTCGCGAACCACGACCCCTTGGCGGCCGCTACCGGTCCGGTGACCGTGCCGGGGATCTGCGCCCCGAGGATCGAGGCGGCCACGGCCGAGCCAATGAGCCCGTCCCACCAGTGGTTGTCCGGCCTCGAAGGCGGGGGCTGCCAGTGCCACTTGCCCCGGTCGCCCGATTGCCGCCACTCCGGCTTTTCCGAACAGAAGTGCTCGAATAGCAGTTGATGCTCGGCCGGCGAGCGGCCAAAGATGCTCCAGCAGCCGCGATCGCCCAAGGCGGCCGCCAGGCGTTCGGAGGCGAGTGTCTTCCAGAAATCGGTATCAATCAGCACCACGCGATCGCCGCCCTGGGGCGGGGGCATGCGCCAATGGAAGCCGGTCTGGCCGCCTTCTTTGCGGGCAAAATACGTGGCCCAGTCGTATTCCGGGCGGAGGTAGAACCCGCCGGCGGGCGTGATGACGTTGGCGTGCAGCGAGCGGCGGCAGAAGGCTTTGACGGTTTCTGTCTCGTACTTGAAATCCACCAGCAGGCGGCCGATCCGCATGCGGGCCGCGTCCTCCCGGAGGAACTCGCGGGCCAGCAGCTCGGCCGCGCAGGTGTTGAGGCCGGCTAGGATCGTGGCCTCTTTGTTGGCTCCGGCCGTGGGCCGCGGCATGGGGATGGGCGGCGAGGACTGCGCGAAGTAGTTCACGGGCTGCCGTGGATAGGTGCCGTAGTCCACCACGTAGCCGGTGAGGTCCGGCTCCCATGCCATGACGAGCCAGTAGAGGATCGCGTCGTGAACGTCCACGAACGCGGTGAGCATTTGGCACGGTTTTGGCACCACGCCGCGGTCAATCTGGTTGAGCTTGCTGATCAGCATTTCCTGGGAAATGCCGATACTGCCCTTGGTGTCGTCCTCGGGCTCGTTCTGGCACTCGCAGAAGAAACCTGGCCGGTTGAAGAGGTACCAGTTCATGCCGTGCTGCACGGCGGAGATTTCGCTGGGGTCGAAGTTCGATTGCCAGGCCGGCTCCGCGCCTTCGTCCATCACGGCCTGGTGCTGGCGGTAGTAGTCCGTGGCCGTGGAGCCGTCGCCGCCGGCGATCTTCGAGTCGATGTACAGCCGGCGGTATTCCTCCCAGTGCTTCAAAGCTGATTCGCCCGGCATGGCGTGCATGAGGCGGGTGCGGACGCCGCGGATGTCGGGATGCCGCTTGCCGTCGAGGAAGCGATCGGCTAGGTCGCCGCGGCGGATGACCGTGCAGGGCATGACCACGCCCAGCCGCACGCCCGGGCCGGCCAGGCCCTTGATCGCCCCGACGATGATCTTCTCGCGGGTCTCGGTCTTGCTCTCGGACTTAGCGGACTCGTCCGTTTGCGGGTCGTCGAGCACGACCAGGCTGGGGCGGACCTTGGTTCTGTCCGGCTTCGTGAACTGGGCGCCCCGGATGCGGCCGGTGATGCCCGCCACGCGGAGCACGGCGCCCGATGCCTTCGATTGCGGGACCGATGCGAAGACGACTTCCTGGGCCTTCCACTGCACGTGCGTTCGCTCACCCTTCCATCGCTGGCCCGAGCATCGGCGGGCTTCCCCTTCCAACAGCAGGAACGGGCCGACTTCGCGGGGGAAGTCTTCAGCCAGTTCCGGGTTGCATTCCAGTTCGGTCTTGATCGAGACGAGCATCTCGACGGCCGAGGCTTTGTCCGATCCGACCAGGAGCACGAAGTCCCGCAGGCCCGCGAGGATGCACCACAGGCAGAAGACTTCCACCAGCGAGGTCTTTCCGAATCCGCGAGGCATGGCGATGGGGAGCACCCCTCCGGTACGTGCGATCTTTTCCATCTCCGCGATCACGGTGAGGTGATCGGCGGACCAGGGCTTATTGAAGCGGCGGGCAAAGTACAGTTCGCAGAACGCCCGGAAGGACGCGAGGGCCTTCTTGCGTCGCTTGGGGTTGCGGATGGCCTCGATCTGGGCCGAAATATCCTGCCCGCTGGCGGTCTGCTGCCGTCGCCGCTGGGCATCCGTGTCCCGCTTTTTCCTTGCGTCTCGGTACGGCATTCATCACTGCTTGGCGACCCTACGGGGCGACATTACTCGGTCTGTTGCG